GGTTTCTTAAATATGATATCTGAAAACACTTATAAAGATAAGACCAAACCGATGGGCTTCTCTATTTCTAGAGGATCAACCAATCGTTCTGGAATTATAAGGCCTTAATATGTTAACAAGACGTTTAGATTCTAGCGGTGGAGTACAAATAAAGAGTAATCACTACTTAATGGACAAGACTCAGGTTCTTAGGGCTCAAAATGTTATCTCCCCAACCATAGGCTCTTTTACAAAACGTCTAGGTTATACACAGATAGGTACTGCTATGACAGCAGGTAAAGACATTCTAATGAATGCGACTTATCAATACGGAACTACCCCAACTAGAAAACACATTGCCGTTTGTAATGCTGCCTCAGAGTCGGAAGTATACGTAAACGTGGCTGGAACATGGACACAACAAGCTCAAAACCTGACAGCTGGATATAAGGCACGTGGAACAGACTTCGTAGATTCTTTTTTCTTAGTAAATTATGCAGATGCTACTCGTAGCTACAATGGCACAACTTGGTCAACATCCACTAATGTAACCTCTGCTCCAAAAGCTAAATTTATAGAGTCTTACCGTAATAGATTGTATGTTGCTTATTGTGATGTGGGTGGTACAGACTATCCATCTCGTTTTTATTATTCGTCTCTACCAGCCAGTGACGGATCGATTACGTGGGATACCACGAATGACTGGTTTTATGTGGAGACTTCTGACGGAGATCATATTACCGCCCTAGCCAAAAACAAAACTTACTTAATTGTATTTAAAGAAAACTCTATGTTTAGATATGATGGAACTTACAACCAAACTAACTTGAAACCTGTCTCGTGGAAACTTGGGGCAGTCAGCCAAGAGTCCGTTGTTCTAGATGAGAATCTTATTCTCTTCTATTCACGCAAAGGAGTAGCCATGTCAGTAGGTGGTGCTCCCCAGATAATTTCACGCCCTATCCAGCCGATTATAGATAGAGTAAATCAAGCTAACTTAGGTGATATTTGCGGTGGTATAGATGGAGACCATGCCCTCTTCTATGTTGGCACTCTTACATCCGCCCTGCCAGGTGACAGTGCAGCTTTACAAAAAGTGATGATAGATTACGATATTCCACAAAACCTTTGGACTTACCACACACTAGCAGACGAACCACAAGCCTTTTCAAATTACATATCCAGTGGAGCAAAACTACTCTCTTTTGGCGATGCTAATGGGGAAATGTTTACTTGGAATAGCGGTACGACAGATGACACTACAGCTATAGCAACTAACATAGAAACTATTAACTGGCCTTCTGGTCCAGAAACAACCAATACTATGCAAAGTGTTTTCTTTTTTGGCAATGATAGTTTAGGTGATGTTGACTGGCAGTTTGCGGTAGACGGTGGTGACTACTCTACAGCAGTAGATCTAGAAGACAGCTACTGTAAAAAGCATTTTGCAGACGAGGATATAGATGCCTTTGGTAGAGAACTAAAAATGAAATTTAGCGAATCTGGTGGGGTAAACCAGTGGAGACTAGATGGTTATACGGTTGAATCAGAGGTTAGTGAATTAGAAACGAAGGAAAGCTAATATGACTAAAGTGGGCACACCATTAGAGGAAAACATAATTGACTCAGGTTTTGATAGTCACATGAACAGACCTTTTGAGGGGCTGGCACAAGAGCCTAGCCAGCTTGAACAGGAGACTGGCTACTCTTATCAAGAACTAGTGGAAAACATGGAAACCATAAAGGCAAAAGATTTTACGACCACAATTGCTTTTACTTCCACAGATTACAATACTGTTACTTGGGCAGCTGGCAACATTTCTTACCAAGACGGTTTAGTGACCCCAGAGATAGCTACTTCTAACACTGGCAACATGACAGTCAGAACTTATATATATTACGACCCACAGGCCTCTAAGGTGGCTCTAAACGTGACCACAGATGCTAGTGTAGCTACACAAGGGGAAAGGCTCTTATTAGCCATTGCTGTCCCAGATGCTGTAACTACTAAAAAAGCAGAAGTGCAAACATTTGGTGCAACGGGTATGTATATAGGAAATCTAAGTGTAGAGCATCTATCGGCTGGCACTATCAGGTCTAAGACAGTTACTTTAGCAGTAACGGCAGGAGAAGGAGACTGTTATTTTAATGCAGGCAAAACTGATTTTACCAATACACAAAGCGGATTTATTCTAGGAATTGATGATTCAGATTCTGATAAGGCTAAGTTTTATATTGGTGACTCTACAACTTACCTTAATTGGAACCCAAGCACTTTAACTATTGCCGGCAGTGTAGATGTTATCCTTGGGGCTTTTGGAGGAACCACAACAGTTAAGTTTGATGGAACTGGCACAGACAAGGGAATTGTGGTTAACGATGGAACAAATGATGTTATTTTTATAGGGATTGAGGTCACATGACGAATACTCCAAGATTTAGGGTTGTTAAAAGTGGCAAATCTATAACTTCGTCAGATCCAAATGATTATGTTTTCAGAGAAGACTTGGCTACCTTAAAAGTAGCTCATTCTGGAACTCTTACAGACGGTAACAGTTATTCCCACGGACTTTCTTATGTGCCAATTGTTTTTTCAATGGTAAAGTTTACTGCCACAAAGGGTGGACTGGTTGGTCAAATAGAAACCACAGGGTCAAGTGTTGATGCCACAAATGTAAATGCTGAATCTGATATTAGATATTACGTGTTTTACGAGCAAGCGATATGACCAACACCCCAATTGTAAAAATAGCCCTACCAACCAAATCAATTACCTCAAATGAGCCGAGAGATTTCGCCCTTCACTCTTCATATTCAACTATTAGGATTTTTGCTGAAGATGAAGATGATGTGACGATTTCTGCAGGTGGTTCAACAACTGTGACAATTAATCACGATTTGGGCTTTGTTCCTATTTCAATGCTTTTTACAAAATTGTCACCTGGTCATTTTTATCAGGGCGTTTGTATACCAAATCAAGCAGACGGTTTTCCAACAGCTTACCTCTATGTTTCTCCAAATTCAGCGGAAACTTATGTAGACGAAGATGATTTAGTTTTTAAAGTTTATAACACTTTTGGAACTGAAAAAACGATTAGTTATCACTATTATATTTTTGCAGATGATGGAGTATGACCAATACACCAATTGTAAAAATAGCTAAAAGTGGCAAAAGTATTTCGTCCAATGATATCCGTGATTTTGTTTTTGATTCTAGATATAGTATGTTCAAATACCATTCTAACTCAACTACTTCAGTTGTCATTAGTGCTGGTGATACAGAGAAGTCTTCAACAGTTAGTCACTCTTTAGGTTATATTCCAGCTTTTATTGCTTATTACAAGAGAAGCGATGAATCAGTAGAGAGATTAGTCCCTGACATACCTTATGGTGTAGATTTCGATTTTTACCCATGGGCTTATGCCACGACAACGGGGGTGACTGTGGGATATTCGTATGCTGATCCGTATAACAAAACACAAATAGCAGTAACTGATTATTGGAGAACTTATGCCAATGATAATAATTATTTTAGTGTTGGAAGAATATCTAATAATCCTTTTGAGGGAGCTTTTCGTTTCTCATCAGTGGCAATTACTGGAGCAGACTCTTTGGTAAGTGCAAAAATACAAAGTAATGTTACAGGTAAAGATGGTTCTGGTGATATAAAATTTAAAACGTATGGAATAGATGAGGATAACACTTCTTCTTTTGGTAGTAGTCCAATGGGTAGAACAAAAACAACAGCATATTCTTCTAATACGAGAAGTGTTCCAACAAATATAGGAGATGACGTAGAAATAGATGTAAAGGACGCTGTTCTTGAAATAGCAGATAGGGGTAGTTGGTCTAGTGGTAATGCTATGGGATTTATTATAAATGAAGATTCTGGTGATTCAGATGCTTGGTTTAGTAGCACGTCTGGAACTACCTTAGATCTCGTAATCTCAGGAACACTAACAATTAGCTTTAGAGTTATTATTTTTAAAGATAAGTTATCAACATAAAAATTATTACAATGTTAAAATAAAACTATGGATAAAGAAACCTTAATACAAGCAATGATGAAAGGTGGTCATTCCAGGATAAGTGCTGAAAATACGATAAAAAGTCGTGGTATGGAAAACATGTGGAGTGAGTATGTGGGCGGATCTACTGCCTCTGGTTCTAGTGACCAAAACGATTATGTAACTGGTCTTATAAATACGCTTACTCAACAAGTAGTGCCTCAAGCCTTAGAATTTGATGAAACAGGGGCGAGAGCTGCCTCAGAGCAACAATGGAATCCTTACTACGATCAACTCCTAGAAGATTACTTAAATGAAGTAACAATAGGTAGAGGTCGTGAGGGTGAAGACTTGGCTACTTATTTAAGTGAATTAGATACTAGAAGAGGTAGAACATTAGAGGATTTGGCAACCAGCATGGAAACATTAGATGCAAGAAAAGAAGATTATTTAGGAGATATAAATAGAGAGAGTCCACTTATTCAAGAAGCCATAGGTGGTAGTGCAGCTGACCGTGGTGCTTATTTTAGTGGAGGTAGAGTTGAAGACCAGAATCTCCAATTAGAAAAAGAAGCCAGAGACAAAGAAAGGTATGGTAGAGAATACGGTACAGAAAAAACTAGATTAGAAACAAACGCTGGTAGAACGGAAGAAGAGTATGCCAGACAAGAAGAGGCCAGACAATTACAAAACAGAAGATATTTAGCAGATGTGGAAAGACGAAGGAAAGAAAGAGAAAGGACTTTGGCACAAGAACGTGAAGCAGCCATTACTGGTGGAGTGGTTACAAGAAAAGAGGAACAATATCTTGGTTATTCTTAAAAAGGTTATAATTATTTAATTAACAAAAAAATGAGTTTATCAGACTATTTTCAACAACAAGGACAGGCATTACCTTCTTTAGCAGAGAGAAGATCTACTTACGGATTAGGGTCTAGCTATGTTGGGTCAGCGGAACAAAATGCACAACTTTTAGCTAAATTACAAGGTGGCGGTGCGACTCCTGCCCCTGCCAGTGCCCAACCATCTGCCCAACCAGCCCAAGGTGGTAGTTTGTGGAGCCAATATTCACAAAGACTTGCACCAATAACACAAAAATCAGACCAACTTTTAAAAGATTATTATGAGTTAGCTGCACAAGCTCCAAGCTTTGCACAGAGACTACTAGATTCTGTTAAGCAGGCTGGACAATATCCTTCACACGCTGCTTTAAGAGAAAAATATTCACAAAACGAGAACTTAACACCTATGGCTATAGAGTCTATGGTGTCTAGAGAAGGGCAGGCCACAAGAGGTACGATTGGTGACGTTATGGGTAGAGCACAGGGTGGATTAGATTCTGACATAGCCTCTCGTCAAGGTGCTGCACAAATGGCTCAACAAGAAAGGGGAAATTTGCTGGAAGAGTACGGATTTGCTAGACAAGAGCAACAAGACATATTAGCACAACAAAAATCTTCCAGAGGTAGTGAGAGCCTACAACAAAAAAATGTTTTAGAAGCAAATGTATTAGCGAACATACAGGGTGGTATGACTGCTGAAGATATGGCTAATTTATACGGTGGACAAATGGATGATTGGGAACTTATAGATCTTTATAACAAAAATTCTCCACACGGACCAATGGATGAAAATCCAGCACAGTTTAAGAAATGGACGGGTGATGTTGAACCACCAAGCGAAGGTATAGAACCATCTATTGTAGAAGAGGACTTCAATTTATTTAAGAATGCACACGAGAATATTGATGAAGCAAAAAACGCATTCTTACAATTTGTACAAACTAATGATCCAGATAACTATGAAAGAGTTAAGCAATACATGGACTTAAATTACCCATCAATACAAGCAAATAGTAATACTTCTTCTGGCTTCTCTGAACCATCCAATGAACTGAAAAAATCATTACTAAGAATGGGTTAAAACTATGGGAAGATATAGTATTGGAGCAAAAACAACAACGGCAGGAAGATATAGTGCTGGAAACAAAGCCAGAACCAGCCAACCGTCCAATATGGAAGATATGTTAGCCTTGGCAGATAGTGGTAAAGAGGAAAAAGTAGGAGCCCTTACCAGACTATTTAATGTCTTATCAGCTTTTGAGCCAGGTGATGAAGCAGCTACTCTAATTAGAACAGGAGATGCTGGTAAAGCAGGCAAACAATACCTCTCTGAAGTTACCAGAGGACTTGGTAGTGCTCTACCCTTTTTAGACAAATATACTAAACCAAAAGAGTTATCTACAGAAAGAAAGGGGTTTAGCGACGCCCTAACAGCTTTAAATTGGAATCCTCAGACAACAGTAGGCAAGATAGCCAAAGGTGGGGTTGGTTTAGCTGGTGATATTGCTTTAGACCCAGGAAACCTGTTATTAGCTCCAATGTTTAAAGGAATTGCCAAAGGAGTCCAAGGTGTTGGTGAAGTTGGTGTAAAAGCTTTAGCTAAATCAGAAAAAGGTAGTGATATTATAAAAGCTGCTACTGGAGCTAAAGATTTATTAGGAGAAGCATTTGTGTCTGGATATAAGGTTAAGAAAGTAGCACCAGAGTTGGCAGACTTCACTAATAAGCTAAAGAGAGCAATGAATGTAGGAGATGACGAGGCTGTAGATATTGTTAAAAAGCTAGTAGATAAACACGGAATAGAAGCTATTAAAAAAGCCCCTTATGAAATAGAGGCAGGAGGTAAGTTGTCTAAAGCATCTGATGAGATAACAAAACTAATTAAATCTAAAACAGCTAAAGAAATACCACTCGGCATAAGAAAAACAGACGTAAAAGATTACTTCCCAAGAAAAGTAGTTAAAGAACCATTTAAAGGAGGTTTCTCTGGTGGAGTTCCAGACATCAAGCCAACTATAAAAGGGGCTGAAAAGGGCAGGGTATTTAAGACACTAGCAGAGGGCGAGAAAGCTGGCTACAAATACTTAGAAGCACCTGAATCATTGTCATTAAGATTAGCCACTTCACAGCGAGCTGTTAAAGCCAAAGGAGCACTTAACCAAATGGTAGCAGGTGAGATAAAAGACCTGGCTGGCAACTCTATAGTTAGAAAAGCTGGTGAAGCTGGCACACAAGGCATGAAAGCCTTTACTAGAGTAAAAGAGTTAAAAGATTATGTGGCTCATCCAGACGTGGTTGATTACCTAGAGAAAGTCCAAAAGGTTTTCACAAATGACGATACGGCCAACCAGGTTTTTAAGGTATACGACAAGATACAAAATATGTGGAAGGGGTCAGTCACTTCCTTTTTCCCAGCTTTCCATGTCAGAAATGCCATAGGTAACATCTTCAACAATTTTGTAGCTGGTGTAAAAAACCCCATTTCTTATACTGATGCTGGAAAACTACAAAAAGGTAAAGGCTTACTAACAGACGATCTTAAAAAAATATTCCCTGATTCAAAAACCTTTGAAGAAGCTAGAAAAATAATGGCTAAATTGGGTGTAACTGGTGAAGGTCAGTTTGCCAAAGATGTACCAAAACTATTTAAAAAAGTATCTGGTACAGATACTGTCGCCAAAAAACTAGCTAAGTTGCCACGAAAGGTAGGTAACGTTATAGAGGATAATGCTAGAATCGCCCACTTTATTGAGAAAACAAGAGGTGGTATGGGGATAGAAGAAGCCAGTAAATCGGTTAACAAATTCTTATTTGATTATGGTGATTTATCAGATATTGAACAGAATATGATGAAGAGGATTTTTCCATTCTACTGTGTTCCAGAAACATCTGAGATTTTAACTAAAAATGGATGGAAGAATTTAGATGAATTAATAATAGGGGAAAATGTTCTAACTTACAGTCTTAAAAATGACCAATTAGAATGGAACAAATTAAATAATATAGCAATTTTTGATTATGACCAAGACATAAAAACATGGGAAAATAAAAGACATAAACTCTATTTCACAGATAACCACAGATGGGTATATCAAAAAAAGAAACAACTTACAAAACACGATTACGGCACTTACGAATATCCACAAGAAACTGGAATAGTTGAAGCATATAAATTAAATTCAAATTACTACATAAAGACAATATCAGAATATAAAGATAATCGTAAATCTTTATTAACAGTAGATGAAGCCAGACTACTTGGATGGTTGTTGTCAGATGGATATTTTAGGTGGAGAGGAAATTGTATAGAGGCTATAATTTATCAACATCCCTCAAAGTTCTTAAAAGAAGTAAAAAAAGTAGCAGGAGGGAAACCGAGAAAACCACATCCTGTTAGTGGTGTTATCGCTGTTCCAGTAACTCAGGAAAAACTTATAAAAATTAAAAAATATTTAAAAAGAAATAAGCGAACTGATGATTGGGTCGATATTGTTACACAATTATCAAGAGAATCTCTAGAGGCGATGTATGATGCGATGTATAAAGGTGACGGAAATGTTAAAGGAAGACAACTGTTTTATGCTTGTCAGCTAGATGGAGTCGCAAGAACTTTTGAAGTTTTAGCCACATTACTTGGTTATCGAGTAGTACAAAACAGTCGTGGTTTTTACGTTAGTAAAATACAAACACTTGGTATAAAAGATGGTAAGTTTTCAAGAGAACCATACTTCGGTAGAGTTTGGTGTCCAAAAACCAACAATGAAACATGGGTAATGAAACAAGGAAAGTTAATCACGATAACAGGAAACACCTTCTCAAGAAAGAACATCCCCCTACAGTTAGAACAAATATTTAAACAACCTAAAAAGTATAAGGCCATAGGTGATGCTATAGCTGGACTACAGTCAGGCGATCTTACTGCAGAAGAGAAGAGGTACATGCCAGATTATATATCTGAAAAGTTTGGCATATCTATAGGCAGATCTGAAACAGATTATCCACAAATGTTGGCTGGTCTTGGATTACCGCTTGAGGATGTTGGAAAACTTAGCAAACCATTGAAGTCTCTACTAGATATGACTAGTCCACTAATAAAAACACCAGCTGAAACAGCCACAGGCAGATCATTCTTCTATGATAGCGAAATTAGAGACACTAGTGCTTATAATGCCACAACTAAGGCAATAGGTGGATTGCCAATTCTTAAACAACTACTAGAAGCTAAGGAAACAAAAAACAAACAAGGCGATACTTATTACAGAGTAAATCCAAAGAGAATGTACTTACTAAAATCATTACTAGGCAGATTTGTATCTACTGGAGAAAAGCTAACAGATGCACGAAAAGATTTTGGAGTAAGACTATTGGATGTGCTATCTGGAGTAAAGATATACACACCAAATATAGAGAAAGAAAAAGAGAAACAGATCATGGAAATGTTAAAAGAACTTGGAGTAGCTAAGACCTTTACCAGAGACTATATACCAGCTAATACAGGAGGATTCGGTAAATGAGTTGGCTAACAGATTTACTCACCAAGATTAAGGGCGGTTTGGCCGATAAGCTAACCCAGCCAAAACAGAGAAAGAGTCTACAAGAAACATTAGCTCCCACACCAACTTCCCAAGAGAGATACATGTTAGACAAATCTGGTAAAACTGTTCCACGTCCCACACAAAGACCTATCGATCCAAAATGGGAAAACTTTAAACCTGGTGTTACTGTAAATGGGGTCAGGCAGGGTGATGTTAAAGGTCAAGAGAGTATAAGACAAAAACTAACACCAACCCCTACCCAAACACCTAAGCAAGCACCTACCCAAGCACCCAAGCAACAAGACAATGCTGAAAATATAAGAAAATATTTTGAATATTATAAAGCACCATTGTCCACCCAAGCCAGCAGTTTCTCTAAATATGCCAAAGATTATAACTTAGACTACCGTATTGGTCCAGTCATTTCTATGTTAGAAACTTCTGGTGGAAAACACTTAAAGTCAGGTATTAATTATAATATAGGCAATGTGGCAATTAGAAGCAATTATGATTACAATTCCTTTGATGAGGCCATAAAGGGATTGGTTTCTATAATTGGTGGTAGAGAAGGGGATGAGTGGAGCGAGGACCAAAAAAGAAACGCTGGGTACTATGAAGACTATAGAAAAACTATTACACCAGAGAGACCAGAAGGTGACTTGGAAATTCTAGCCAAGATCTTTGAACCAGCCAATCCTAGCTATGCCAAAAATCTTACCTGGGGTGTGGAGAATTTTACAAAAATATTTACAGACAAATGATAGAATTTAACATACGACTATGAATAACCCAATAACAAGAAAAGAAATAACATGGTGGCAAGGAATGATTGTTGTTATTGTTAGTATCGCTATTTGGGGATCTAAGCTAGAAAGCACCGTTAAGGCTATGCAAGAAAAAGGAGTAACCCTAAGAGAAGATACTGAAAGTTACATGATTATGATACAAGAGGATATAAGAACAATAAAAAACATTCAGATAGATATTGCTAAAAAGTTAGACATTACTGTTAAATACTAATGACACTCCAAGCCTTCATAGATAAATATCTTGGAGAAACGCTTGGTTATCCAGATGGAAGGTACGTAGGTCAGTGTCTTAGCTTGGTAAAAGTCTACATAAAAGAATGTTTTGGTATTAACCCTCCGCCTTCTGGCAGTAATTCAGCTTATGGGTATTGGTCAAACTTTCCTGATCCACTAGGTACAGTATTTAAAAAGGTCGTCAGCACTCTCGACAATTTTCCCAAGTATGGAGACATCCCCATATGGAAACCAACTAGTACTAATAGCTTTGGTCACATAGATGTTGCTTTAGATGGAGCAAGCGATGCTCAATTTGTAGGACTAGATCAGAACTGGGATGGCAAGGAAACACATATTGTTAAACACGGGTATAATGGAGTAATTGGATGGTTAACTCCTATTAAAGATTCAGAGGAAGACATGACAGATATGCAAAAAAAAACATTAGAAGTCCTACAAGAAGCAGTAGATTTAGGATTATATGGAAACGTTGAAAGTGCAGCCAGATCAGTAGTGAATAACACCAAAGCAGTGAAACGCTTTGAAACAGAAGTGAAAGAGTTTGATAGCAGGATAAAAGCACTAGAGGTGATAAACGGACAACAGGCAGATTCCATCAAAGAAATAAACCAACGATTAGAGGTAGAAGTGAAATTGAGGAAGAGTTGTCAGACAGACCTCAACACTGCTAATGGAAAAACAATAAAACTGGAGAAACAGATTGAAACAAAAGAGCAAGAAGTGGCTAGCATAAGAGAGGTTTCAAACAAGTATCAAAGTTTATACAAAAAAGCTTTAGAAAAGTCTATAGACAAATGTTCTTTGTTTAATTTCACAATGTTAAAAATTAAAAAACTATTCAAAAAATGATAGACCCAATAATAGCAGTACCAGCCCTTTTGATAGCTCTAAACGAACTATTAAAAAAAGTTGGTATGAATGACAGATGGTGTCCAATCGTAAATTTGGTTGGAGGCTTCTTAGCCCTTCCTATTTTACTTACGAACAACAATGTCTACAACTCTATTCTAATGTGTCTGATGATTGGATTATCCGCAGGTGGATTATTTGATCTAGGACAATATACAATTAGAGGAAAATAAAAAGGAAGTAACAACTGTGGGAACAAAAGAACACTATAAAGATAACAGCTTTAGGGTACGTGAGATATATGGTTATGAAAGAAGTGATAAAACAGTCAATATACACCATATAGTTTTAAGAAGTGATTATAAAAGAGATAGGAAATTTTGGGATGCCTCAGTACCGACAGAAAGATTTGATTTAGATGCGGTTGCTAATTTATGTCCACTTCCAATAGAGGTACATGCAAACTTACATCGTAGACTAGAGGGATTACCGCCTGTAACTATAAGAAGAAGACCAGAAGTTGAGACAACAAAACCAAAGAAAAGAAGAAAGAAGAAAAAGAAAAAATCAAGAAGTAAAAGGTATCGTGGTCGTAGACGTTAATTATTTAGTTTCCCTTGCAAACAGGGGCGGTGGGAAATTACAATCAGCACAGTTATACTCACTTTTCATTCCTAGGCTTCTTCTGGTAGAACATACATAGACCGATTCACGCCAAGCTATTTCATCACCAACCAGTTATAGCATAAGTAGTTACCCCTTTCTCTTAGGTAAATACTTTTTTTTGACCAGCTCTCTCTTTTCTATATCCCACCTTCCTTTATTTTTATAAGTTCCCCAGACTTCAAAGAAATTTCCAGCTTTCAGCCAAGATAACAACTTCTTATTAAAAGAAGCTTTTTTAAGCCTTGCTGATATATTAGATTTACTTGTACACTGAATACCCAAAACTCCAAACTCGCTTGGTTTAAAAGCCAGAATATCAATTATACCTATGAAATCTCTTCTGACATGAGCAACTGGAACCCAATGTTCAACAACCTCAGCCGTATACCCTTTTGAGCGAAGATGTTTAAGACTAATTTCAGTTGGTGATCTCATTTTTGAATAGCGAATCTATAGAGCTCTTTGTTGTGCCACTGCCCTTTTTCAGTAGTCAAATTCCACTTACCATCCACCTTCTCTATCTTAAACGTCTCTATCCTGCCAACCTTCTTAATAGTATCTGTCATGTCCACAACAGTACAATATTCCTTACCTGGGGCAGTTCTTAAGCCACGACCTATCATTTGGTACAGGAGTCCTAAGCTCCTAGTTGGTCTAAGCAACACGATACAGTCCAAAGCAGGGTGGTCAAACCCACAAACAAATATACCTACATTAAAAACCATCTCTATGGACCCATCCTTAAAACCTTCCACAATTCTTTTTCTTTCCTTTGGTTTGGTCTTAGCCGATACCACCTCTGCCCCAGTGATCCTATCAGCCAACTGTTCAGCCTGGTCCACAGAACTACAGAAAACAAGACTGGATTTAAAGTGCATTTTACAACCAAACAAAACTTTATATATAGCTTTATCTCCATAAGATATTTGCTCCTCAAAGGCCAACAAATCAAAATCACTTCTACTCTTATTTAGCTTTATATCTTCTTGCTGGATGAGTGGAATATATCTATACTTAAGTTTACACAAATAACCTTGATTTATTAAATCACCAACATTTATATTGTAAATTAGGCGATTCCAAAACATCGGCCTCATCCTATTTATCAGCTTAATGGTCGTGATCGTTTCTATGAAGCCAGATTTGTATCTCATGTATTGTGGAGTCAGGCGGTATGGTGTGGCAGTTAGACCCACGACTTTTGGACTACCTATAGCACTTATAAAACTAGTGTACATACTATTAATCCTTTTTGGATTTACAAAGGCAGCCTCATCTATAATCACCAGCTTGAAGTGCCTAAACAGTTCAGGCTTTTTGTAGATACTGCCTATGGTAGCAAAAGTAAACTTCTTTATCTCTTTCTTTCTAAACGAGGCACTATAGATTCCAACCTCTTCTTCATCCACAATTTCAACCAGCTTGTCCACATTCTGTATAACCAGTTCTCTAGATGGCTGAAAAATTAAAACTGGTTCATTTATGGCTTTGGCGTATTCAGCAATTATATGCGACTTGCCTGATCCTGTCGGAAGTGAAATAAGCGAATTTCCAGGTAATGATCGGTCCCACATCAATTTATCTAAAGCTTCTTGTTGATATTTTCTAAGCATATTTCTCTAAATATTTAATAGCTAATTTTAATATTTTAATATCATCACCTAACAACCCAAGTGCTCTGTTACACGAATGGCAGAGTAATCCTCGTACTTGACCTGTTTTGTGATCGTGGTCTACACACAAACCGTTCTTACAATTATTTCTTTTTTTAATTTTATTACAAATATAACACCTGCCCCCATTTCTGTTTACCATTTCATTGTACTGTTCTAATGTAAGACCATATGTATGTTTTAAAATAGATTTTTTTTTCATAAAAGCCATTTTTCCTGGATTGTTTTTTCTCCACAGCCGACTGTATTCTATTTGTTTTGCCCTATATTCTGGATCGGTCTTTCTCCTCTCTCGTGCTCGTTTATTTATCAAATCTAGTCTATCTTTTTGATATTTTGCATAATATGAAGCAAGCTCCTTTTTATGGTCCTCTCTGTATTTTTTTCTCCTTAAGATATTTTTTTCTTTATTTTTATTTTTTTCATAAGACCTTCTGTTACTGGCTAATTGATCTTCGTATTTCTTATATGGCATATTACCATTATATTACATATTGAAAAGAAAGTATACCAAATCGTTTCCATTCATGTAAGGTATACATTACTTTAACTCAACCAAATTGAACTCATCTACCCCTGCATCTTCCTTGCTGTCATACTGAAAAGACCATTTTTGCCCAAACATATCAAACATTCTCTTTCTACAATCTGCTTTAGATTTACCAGAAATTGTCACATATTTGCCTTCATGTTTTTGTCCAAAACCAAATGTGAATACTTGTTTCATCTTCTCTCCTCCATAGACCTATACAGCTCTCCGCCCTTTAAGAAATAAATAAATGTATTCAGCATTTTTCTATACAAATTGTCATCCTCTAGAACCACTGTCTCAAAACTGCCGTCCTTGCCTATCCTGACAATCAACTGTCCAGCATACTCTTCATCTGGATATTCTTCTACCCTAGCTCCTCTGTAAGCAGCCGTTTGTAGCTTTTGTCCCAAATAGACAGCCTTACTGGTTTTAAGATCACCGATGTATAACTTACCATTCATCTTACAAATAAAGTCTAGCGTACCAGCATAACAATACTTCCTGCTATAAACTGGCTGTTCGGCTAACAAAAACTCTACCTTGTTATCAACCGTCCATTTCAGAAATTTTCTAACAGACTCTCTCAACATCTTATTAACTGGTATTTTAGGATTCTCTTTATTTATAAAATCTTCCACCCAATTGTGCAAAAGTGTTCCAGCGTCACCAGCATCTGATTTCTTATGTTGGTGGGCTCTTTTAGCTGTTTCTAATATTTTAGCCAACTCTAGCTCGTCATAGCTTTTTCCTGGCTGGACACTATCTTTAAAGGACGCTACAGCCATGTTTACTGCCCAGTACATTAGTTGTGGCTTGGCGATTATTCCCAAGCCTTTAGTGACCGATAAAGCAGGTTTGCCGACTATTCCATTCTCCACATCATCTACGGTATATTTGTGCCAATAACTGTCAAACTTCATCTCTACTTTTCCGTTATATAGTGTTGTTATTATAGTTGCCATAATTTTTTAGTTTTAATAAAGATGCTACCCCCACGAGCCACTGTTCCGCATTGCAAACAGTGACCGCGAGGGGGGAGCACCCCCCAAGCATCTACTTTTTAGCTGCTTTTGCTTTTGCGTCTGCTATTCTCTTTTTGGCTTTAGCCAATTTTTCCTCTTCTTTTTTTATCTCTTCCTCTGACATGACATCGTTCTCTTTTTCCAAAGAGTCTATGAATTCGTCAGCACTCTCTGGTTTTACTTCATCAGATGGTGCTTCTGTTGGCACACTGGCTGGAGATGATTCCTTAGTAATAACTACTGGGTCTCCAGGCAAGTCTGTAAAACCTTCTAGTTCTGTCTCACACTTCTCGAAGGAAGTGACGTTGTTCCAGATAGTAGTACCATCTTTACTGGGTTTTCTATCTACTAGGGAAGTCACTTGTTTACCGATTAAAGAATCCATGTTGTAGTTCTCTTTTGCCTCTACAGACATATCTAGAACACTAGGATCTAAAACCTTTATGAATCCAGTCAAAAAACTTCGGGGAGTTAAATACATGGAGAATCTGCTCCACAATTTACGTCCACGAGTAGTCTGCTCTTTTTCGTCTACAGTGAATTTAACATCGTCTAATACAAAGAATGTGAATTTGAATTTATCAGTTTCCACCCCTTTGTATGCACTTGTAACTACGTCTACATCTGCAACTTGCAGTGTATATTTTCCAGATGGGATCGGTTCAAAATCTCCACCAGTACCTATTTTTGGTCTATTTTCTCCTATCATATTTATTTCTCCTTTTTATAATCTGCCTTATGTTTTTTGGCCTATGGCCTTTTAACTAATAATGTTGGCATTCAGTTTTTAGGTTGCTTTACTACTACAGCAAAAGCTTCACTGACTACGGTGGCGGTTCCAGCATCTATTTCATTCTTTTTAGCCAGCTTCAAACCGTCATTCTGTTTTTTTACTTCTTCAACTAAGTTGTCCACAAAACCACTAAATTCATATCTTGGTGTAGTCCTAACATAAAAACCAACACCGTCTACACTAGTCTTAGTGTCAGGTAGGGTTTTTAAGTATTCTAAAACAAGCTTCTTTTTTTCATCCACCTCTTTAGATAAGATGTCCAAAGCGGACTTTGTTTCATAAAAATCTCTTAATAGAGCCTCGTTTTTATCATTTGTCATTTGTTCCTCCTCGAAACCATGTTGGAATTTCTAATGGGTCAATATATATTTTGCATTTTGGTCCTAACTGGTGTGGAGTAATTAGTTTACGTCTCATCCAGTCTCTTAGGGTACTGTCAGGAATTTGCCATCTATCCTTTATTTGCTTTAATGTCATAAACTTTTTGTCTTCTTTTACCATGATGGATAGTAGCACATTATGCTATGTTGTGTCAAGTTGTAGTTAGCTACTTAATATCGGCACGAGACTTCAGATTTGAACCGAAACGGGTGGTTTTGGAGACCACCATGCTTGCCAATTACATCAGTCTCGCTTTTAGTCCTAAAAACTTATAAGCTTTTTCGCCAGCTAGTACAGGATAGAAGTCACCATACTTTCTAAAATTAACATATTTCCTTTTCTGATATATCTTCTGATATATCTTCTGATACACCTCATAGACCTTTACTTTTGTAACAATTCCCTTCATAAAACACTCTATAGTTTTTTCCAAATACATTGTTCAGTCATTTTCCTCAATTACAGCTAACATATAAAAACCTTTTATAGTCAATATTCTCTTAAACGATATCTTGTTTTTCTTAAACCCATCCATCACGTGAAATTTAAAGTTGTCATACCCAATAAAGAAATTGCCTTGATCTTTTAATACCTTACGATAATAAGTATTCCAAATCTTGGCTAACCAGAATTTTCTTGGATCGTCTATATCCATGATGACTACTTTCTTGCCTAACCTCTTTAAAACCTTTAAACAGTTTCTAATTTGGGTGATATTTTTGAGATGGTGAAAAGTGTTCTTAAATACAACCACATCATAATCACCAGTCAAATCTAATAGGTTCTTATTTGTAAACTTCATCTTATATTTCATTATCGGCTTCATAGACTCAATACAAAGATCATTACAGGTTACTTTAGCCCCTTCACGCATTAACTTAACAGCAAGCTTATCATCACCACAAGAGACATCTATGACCTTCTTACCTTTGACTTCCCCTATGGCTTTAAGTAATGACCTCCTAAGAATTAGAGAGCTAAAAAAGTAACTAAATGGCTTGACTATAAACTTATGAAATTTTCTCCAATTACCAATTGTTTTGTAAATTTCGTTATCTTCGTATTTCATTTAAGACCTCCTCTAAAACTTGATCTGGTAAAAGAGTTGAAGTGTCAACCTCTACCATCTCCATTTCTAATCTATTAGACCATCTCCTGAATCCTTTTAGTAATTTGGTGTTTATCTTCATGTTGACTACATCTTTGCTGTTTGCACCCCGCAAATTAAGTCTTTGTAATCTCACATCCTCAATAGCAGTTAAAAGTATTGTCTTTCTTGGTTTAGGCATACCAGCAATAATTGGCATCATGGCCTCTAATAATTCAGGTGACATTCCCATAGCTTCATGGGCTGATACGGTTGATAGAACATACCTATCACTTATCCCACCAGTCCAACTTATCTCACGACCAACACATAAACAACCAGTTAAGTAGTAAGTGAATCGTGAAGGTAAATCTTTACCCTCAAAAAAATCTCTATACCTACTCATCTCCTCTGGTGGAGTTTTGTAAACAGGATAACCTAGACCTCTAAGCTTTCCTATTATTGTACTTTTACCTGTAGCGTCTAACCCTTCTAGGGCGTAAAACTCTTTCATATGAACTCTCCTGCCATTATTTTAACAATCTCCAAGTTATCATCTATTTTTCCTACCGGCTTACCTTTAATTTTCTTACCAACTTGGGACTCTACCGACAACCATTCTGGCTTAGTTACTGAATCAACTTCTGTTAATAGGGTAAATTCTCTCTCTTGTCCAATAAGCTTGATGACTACTTTATTGCCCACACCAACCACATCTGTCTCAGTTCTTATTGGGGTTATCTTGGGACGTAACAACTCAACCTCTATTCTTTTTACCAAAACTTCATTTCTCTCTGTTTCTCTTTGAGCAAAATCAAAAGCAGCATTATCGTGCCAGTCACACTTAATACCACAAGCTTCACCTTGGGCAATAGAACTCTCTGCCAAGTTCTTCTTAGCCACCACCAATTCTTTCTCTAGTCTGGTCTTGGTCTCTTGTGTCACTTTATCTCCTTAAGTTTAAAGTTAGTAGTAATCCATTGCCAGACTTTATCAGGACATGAAGTCTCTGGGGTATACCACCAATAGGACTTTTTCATTTTAGTATTAAATATATTCCTAACAAATAAACAAAAGTAGCAGAATTTGGTGGGGAATTAAGTGTCGGCATTCCTCCCAACAAAGCGATTATAACTAAAGTCATTCCACCTATAAAACTTTTCATTACTTTATTTCTCCTTTGTTTGGTTTAACTTTTCTCAAACGGATGATGTAATACTTCTTTGTTTCTTTCAAAGTAAAATAGCTTTTTTCTATGAGTAATTTCAGGGGCAAATCATTACCTATTGTTCTTCCCAGTGTTGTCTGTACTGTAATATCTTCTAATTTCATTGACTCTCCTTTGGTTTAATTTTTAATAATGCCTCTGCAAGTGACTTGAGTTCTTTTGCTATCACATCTCTTGCTTCTATTGCCCCGTTTATCCTCTCTTTCTCTAGTAGGTGTTCAAGTTCTTCTGTCAAAGTATCTACACTCCACCCATAGTTTCTACCCATTGTTATCTGTTCTTTGGCAAATTTAACTATTCTTTTAACAAAAATTACCTTTGCCTGTTCCCTTGTGGTTTTCATACATTGTCCTTTAATTTATGTGGCCAATAACAAGCTTTTTTATTATTAGTTTTTTCCCATTTAATTCTCTCCATTTGGAAGTAAGAATATCTGGTGTGGCCAGAAAAACAATAGACTAAAGTCCAAAAAACATATTCAACACCATACCTTTTTAACAGTTTTAATAATTCTAACAATGATATTTTTGGGTTCATTACTTTCTTTGTTTTCTCCCTTGTATTTTTCATTTTAGTTTTATGTCAAATAACTTAGTTATATCCTTAATTTCAAAGACGGCGTATATTTTCCTGTAACAATCTTCCAAATAATCTTTCAGTTCCTTTTTACTTTTAAAAGCATAAGCCCCGTTTAGGTCAAGATCGCCAGATTTAATAACCAGATATTTCATCTTCTTTCTGGTTTTTTCATCATCAAAATCATATCCATTAAATTCTATTTTCTCAAGAGCTTGTTCTTCAATTCTTTTTTTCATTTGTTGTCCTCTAAACTAATATCTTTCATTATTTTTGACATATTGTCTTTAATCATTTTTCCAAGAGCCCACAGTTCCACACTGGTAAATGCAATTTTATCCGTTACTACCCCGTCATCAATTTCAACATACCACCCTCTTTTTTTAGCCTTGGTTAGTTTTATATTATTCATTCTTCCATCTCTTCTAATAGTTGTTGTCTAAAATTTTTAACAAATCTAGTTAGTTCTTCTGAATAGGGCAAATCATCGTCAAGTAGTGGTAACTCTAATACTTCTTGAAAGGCGTGTTTTCTGGTTTGTTTAGTATATTTAACTATCCATTTTTTCAGTGGCAACTTGTCATCTTCATATTCTTTATCAGTTGACGAATAGCGGGTACAGTCGGCATAACTATTTAATAACTCTTCAAACTCTTTTTTGTAAGGTAGCTTCTTTATATCTTTTAAAGTATATTTTTTCATTTGTTCTTCCCCATTAGTTCATTGATAATGTCTTGTCTTAGGGAGTTTCTAGCTTCCTTAATTGCCTTAATAGAATATGTCCTATTATGGTAATGAAAGTTCTTTTTGGGATCTTCCATCTCCATACTCTCTAACCCCTCTATGTCTTTAATGGTGAATTTGGTCATTTGGTTTTAAAGGTTTCAATTGCTAACTTGATTATGGCTAGGTCTGTTACGTGTTCTGCCAAACCAACAATATCTTTCTTTTTAGTTGGAAAATTGTAGTTAATATTGAAAACTTGGCAATAATGCCGATTTATCATTGAAATTTCCATAGTATATTCATCACCGATTATACTTCTTATTCTCCATCCAAGAGACACCAGCCTTTTAATAAATTCATTTTCTTTCTTCTTATCTGTCTTGGTCATTGTTTTTCATACTTCCTTATTTAATATTTAAAATGTTTAATAACCTGATCTATCAAGTTTTTACACTCCTGCTCAACATAATCTGTTGTTCTAACAACATCCCCAACTAGGTCAGGCCAATTTTCATAAGATTTTCTCATCTCCTTACTCATTAAAGAAAAATCTTTAGCATCTCCAGAGTGAGCACAATCAAAACCTATCCAATACCCATAAAAATCTTTTAACTTACCAGAAAAAGTAAGGCTACCGTGAACATCGAATAACAGCTCCATGTTTATTCTGTCATCTGGTTTAAGACCGCTAGAGCAAAGAATCGGGATAACTCCTCTCTTTCCTACGCTTTCTTTACCGATTCTTTTAAGGGTTATCGGCAACTGTTCACTATAACTCACTCCATATAAAGGATGTCCTTTTGGTAAAGAGACATAGCCACACCTGTGACCAACGGTTAGTCCCAAAACCACATATCTAAATCCTCTATATTTTTTGTCAAGTTCTTTTTTATGTTCCATATATTTTTTCCCTTATTTCATCTCGACTGGTGTAAAGTTCTCTGCCTTTATAGAGGTCTCCCTCTCTTCCAGCCAACGGTCCACCTGTCTCCTATCGAAGCGGATGCAACTTTTAGATAACTTATAAGAAGGCATGCCGGCCTTTATTAATCTATAAATAGTAGTTCTATCCACATTTAAGTATTTAAACATCTCTCTTGTCGTCATTAGTTTCGATTTCATAACCCCAATATCTCACGTACAAAACTGTTTGTCAACATCTAACTGTAATAGTAAACATCTAATTGACACTACCACTTTGCTAGTGTAAAAATAGAATACTGATGTTCTCAACAAAACCAAAATACCGACCAAAGATAAAAGTATTTCGACCAGACACCAAGCCGACTGCCAAAATTACCGACATCTACGAGACTTTGACGGGTAATAGAATGAGGAAAAGCGGTGATGCTTATGTCTGTAAATGCTGTTTCCACGATGACAAGCGACCCAGCCTAGCACTATACGAAGCCACAAACACATACTTTTGTTTCTCCTGCAAAGCCAGCGGAGATGTAATTAGTTTTGTGATGAGGTTAAACAAGGTCTCTTATAGGGACGCCTTATTTTTTTTAAAACAATATGAACGCTAAACAATACCTCCTAGACCACTCCCTAGACCCCGACTACATAACAACCAAGTTTGGTGTTGTAATAGAGGAAGACAAAATAACTTTCCCAGTATATAACTCATCAGGTAAGCTACTCTACTCCAAGATCAGGTGGCTAGATTACCCAGACAGGCAGGGGTCCACCAAGTTCTCCTTTAGTAAACTCCCCAACACCACCGCCAAGACCGCCCTCTTCTGCCTACATAAGATAAAAGATATAGATACAGTCGTCCTATGCGAAGGTGAACCAGACTGCCTCCGCCTGTGGCAAGAGGGCATCCCAGCCATCACCTCCACATCGGGTGTAAAGTCTTTTAGCCCAGATCTAGCCAGCCCTCTGTCTGGTAAGACCATCATCATATGTCTAGACACCGACAAAGCTGGTAGAAGTGAGATAAGCAAGTATTGTCAAGTTTTAAACGACATCGGAGCCACCCCAAAGATCATAGAACTACCGCCCACATATAAAGATGTGTCTGAATATTTTACCGATAAACACAAAAAGAAAGACTTTGCCAAACTCATGCAATCTGCCATCTCCTTAAAAGAAAAGATACTCAAAGACGGTTCCCAACTCTTTCCCATCGTAGACAACTCCGCTTTCCTCACCTCCACCTTTCCCCAAACCAAGTGGCTGATAGAAAAACTACTGAGAGCTGACGGCCTATCTCTACTTGTTGGGGCAGGTGGTGTAGGCAAGTCCCTTCTTTCACTGTCCATTGCCAAGGCGATTGTAGATGGCGATAGCTGGTTAAACAAATTCCCAGCCACCCAAGCAAAAGTCCTATTAATAGATAAAGAAAATTCCCCCATAGATACACAAAAACATCTTAAAACCATGAGGGCAACAAACCCCAACCTCCTCCACTTTCTAGGAACTAAAAACTACCAGACCATGAACCCAGACTGGACACCAACAGATGCCTCCAATTACCTAAAACTTTACGTAGAAGCCAACGACATAGGTGTCATCATCATGGATTCAGTAGTTGATTTCTTCTCTGGTTCAGAAAACGACTCGGTAATGGTAGCCGATAACATAAACATGTGGACAACTCTCTTCCCCAACCAAGCCATCTTAGCCATCCACCACGAGAACAAACCCCCCCTCGGCTTTAAAAAAAACAGTGATGTCCGCATCCGAGGCTCTACCCACTGGGTAAACGCCAGCCAATCTATCCTTTCCTTCTCCGTCCCCAACCAAGAGTCCCCCGAAAAGATTATAGTCGAACACACAAAGGTCAGAGGCTCTAGAAAACTAACCCCTTTTGAAATAGAAATGCTTATCCAACCAGACCCACAAGACCAAAACGACACCGTTGTTATAGGCTTTAAGTATGTTAAGGAAGTAGAACCTATAGTGCGAAAGATAATGATAGCCAAACAGGCTATTATTGATCTGCTTTCAGACAACATTAATCAGCCGTTTACGATTATAGAAATGTCCACGGCTCTAATAGAGAGAGACATAGGTGATAGGAACATCAGAACGGCTCTAAGAGAGTTGAGAGACAGCGATGAAGTGTTCTGCGATACGACCAATAGAGAATATTTGTACTCCATAAAACAATCTAAGATTTCTAAGATTGTAGACGACTTCACGCCTTAGCAGGCTGGCACATTAAAATCTTATAGTATGTTTTTTTATGGTGTTTTTTAAGGGTATGGAAAATTGCGGAGAGTCAGGTTGTAATTTTGTTATTGAGTAAAAAAGTAGTATCTAGGCAATCTTGGCAAAACGTCGTTGCCAAGATAGGTATTGGTGTAAAAACAGGGGTTATCGAAAAAAAGTATCTTATAATCGTTTTTGAGTAAGTGGTTGTTTTGTGCTGAATAAAGTTAACTTGGCAACCTTGGCAAAAAGGCGTTGCCAACTTAGGCACCGAATAAATAGGGCAAAAGTGAGTATCTCGGCAATCTCGGTAAAATGGTTTTGCCAAGATAGCGAGTAAATCACTTCAACCCCTCTCAAAACCAATACCCTCCCCCCCCCTTAAAGGGGGGAGGTATTGAATGGGGAGGTGATACGGTGGGTTTAGAATCTTATAATATTTAATAGTTTAATAAGGACAAAGATGAAGAACGTGAAGAACCAAAGGACAACTAATCTTTTAATAAGGCTAAAGAAGGTTAGCGAAGTTTATAAAATAGCCACTAACGAGCAACGGATCAGGTTGTTTGACAAGTGTGATTTTTTAATTAAGGACCTTGTGGAGGTGGGATTTGATAGAGTTTTTATTGAGGCACTGATCGTGTCAGGGAATGATTTTTTGAAAACTGTTTTTAACGAGGACAACAAAGATGCCAATCATTTTGATTGTCAGGTCATGTTTAAGTGATGAGAGGGGCTTGTTAGCGTTGATTAGACATGTGTTTGGGGGTTGAGTGGTGTCATGTTTGCGTGGGGTCATGTTTGCTTGTTTAGAGGGGGTGTGGTGTGGATAGGACGTGTAACGGGTGACAGGTGATGTGTGACAGGTGTTGTGTTCGTGTCCAGCCAGTCGTCCAGCTGTTCCAGCCAGTCGTCCAGCTCGTCAAGCAGACGGCCTGTATTTGTTTCTTAGTCTGTTTACGATTATTTGGAGGTATGTTGTTGAGAGGTCGTAAGCTTGGCTTAACTGGCGGTAGGTGATCGGTGTGAGGGTCTGGCGAGTGTCTGTAACTTCCTTGTACCCCATCTTTGCGAGGTAGATATTTATGTTTCTTTTTGTCTTTGGTTTTGACATAGTTTTTTAGTGTTTAAAGTTATAAAGTGTCATATCCTATACAAAAATATGTATAGGATATATTGTGTTTGGGTTTTTTATCTTTTTCTCTTGGGCGGTTCTATCCAAAATAGTAAGATGAATACTCCACCGATGGCGAGTAGCATAATTGTGGCGGTGATGGCTTTTATCATTGGTTAGTCCTCATAAAATTCATTAACTCAACAAGGGTGTTGTGTTTGTCTAGTTCGCTTTTGGGGACACCTTGTTTTTTTAAATAGCTCTTTATCATTTCTATATTGTTCATAGTTTTATTGTCTTAGAAACTTTTAAGACTGTCTTATCATCTATTCCCCATACTTGGGATATGTCCTCGATGTTTAATTTTATGTCCCATTCACTCTCAACGTACTTTTTAGCTTTGGTGTTTAACTCATGGGTTGAGATGTCTTTTACTTCGATAAAATAATCTGTGGTGATCGCGTCACCGTTAAACCATTCTATTATGTATATTTTTTTGTGTTTCATAGTGTTGTTTATTTAAATAGTAATATAAAAGGCTCTAACATCGTGACCCTCTGTGTATGTGTAACGGCCATCAATGGTAAATTTTATACTTTTGTCATTTGTGATTAGCTCATTGTCAATTAAATATCTTTTAATTGCCTCGCGTGGGGTGGTGTTTGTGGCTATCTCCGTCCACTCCCACTCATTATTATCGTTTATATATTCAGTCATAACCGCTTTTATCTTGGTAGGTTTTTCTAACCCTTTGATAACTGTTACCAAATCTCCAGGTGTCGAGTTGTCGTATACACCCTTTAATATTTTTATCATTTCTTTTTTTGTCATGTTTACCCTTTTGAATTTATAAGTCTGTTAACCTTTGAGTGGCCTATTCTTGCCTCATCACCGCCATTGTGTGCTTTGATGGCTCTCCATTCTGCATCACCTTTGCTGTCGGCTTTGATCTTGTAAGTGTATGGTCCTTCGTATAGATATACTTTATATGTTTTCATAGTTGTTAGTTTAAACTTTTAACGTCTTCGCAAGCTAGGGGATAGTAGAACAGAACAAAGGCGTTTTTCATACCCTCAAGCGTGTTGGCTTGGTTTTGATAAGATTGTCCATATTTACAACCGTTTATTTTAACTGATAAATAAGTGAGGTTGCCCTCTACGTTTTCGGCTTGTATTTTGTTTTTAAAGGTTTGTATTTTCATAGTTTTAGTTTAAACTTTTAATATACCAGCTTGGCAAGACATCTACCCATTTCACTAATCCGCCCCTAACTGCTAACCCTACTCTAGAGGGTAGTGAGTTAAGAAATGTAGTAAAATCTTCGTCTGTCATTGCCCATAGTTTCCTCAATGCTTGTTTATTTGTCATAGTTTTAGTTTAAATTATTAAAATTGTTCAATTACTAACCCACCATTATCTAATTCTATTACCGTGGTGTTGTCTTGTAGGTCTTCAAGGGTCTTGATATCATTGTAGTCTGACAAGGCCTCTTTTAAGCTGTCATATTCAGACCACTCACAACAGATGGCGACCATGTCAAATTCTATGGGTTCACCCGTGCCGTCTTCAAGTTGCTCATAGTAGTCAAACAAAGCGTTTAAGGCTTCATGGCTGAATTGGTTTTTATAAGTGTCACTTTTTACAAAGGTGTCTACAAAAAATGTATTTGTTACTGTGGTTATCATTTTATTTGTCCTTCAAATTTATAAATTTTAATCTGTGTTCTAGTTGATTGATGTATATTTTTAGCTTAGTGATACCGCTTTCAATTTCTGTTTTATTTAAGTAGTATCCATTATCTAATTGTTTTAATATTTGGGTTATTTTCATAGTTGGCTCTCCATATCTCGATACATTTCAGCTACTTCGGGGCTTGCTTCAATATCGAATATTTCGGCTGGTACATCTGGATTATCTTTTATAACTTGGTTTACTTGATCTGTTTGTTGTTGGTTCATTTTTAGTTATCCTTTGAATTTATAATTGTTTAGTTATTAAATTGATAATCTTTGATAATTAACCCCTAAAAATGTAATTGCTTCATCGGGCTTCATCGCTTTATATCTCCCCCTTCGAGTTACACCCAAGAAGTCAGTTTTTGGCTTCCTTGCTATTTTTCTGTAACCTATTCCCGTGTTTTGGCTATAATTAATTTGATAAAGTGTTTTATATTGCCAAATCATTGTTAAACCGTCTTGATAATATTGTTTGAGTTGTTGTTTTGTTATTTCCATTTTTAATTATCCTTTGAATTTATAAGCGGGTATTTTTTATTTAACTGTTTGTTTTGATATAGCTTGTTAGGATATACGCTGTTAAATATCTCATTCTTGCCAAACTTATTAAAATAGTCTTGTCTTGCTTTGTATAGGTTATCTGTTAAGACCTCATAGTAACTGTTATTAAGTATATTCATTGTTAATTGTCCTTTAAATTTATAATTGATACTTATAAGCAAATTTCAAGGCGTCTTGATATGTATTGCTTGTATGGTTATATCCAATGTTATCTTTGTGTACGAACCCCATATCATCAACTAGCCTTGCATAATGACAACTAGCAAATGAGTAAATTTCAATATATAAGTTACCATTGAATAGTTTTGGGTTTGGTTTAGCTGGTAGTCTTGTTATTATATTCATTTTTAGTTATCCTTTAAATTTATAATTGTTTCTGCTAATTGATTATTAATATCTCTATCAACATTTAACATTTTTGCCTCTTTCAAAGCTGATAATTCGCCTATGATATCATCAATATCTATATTATTATAAGGATTGTTTTGATCTATATTATTTATCATAAGTTGTCATTAATTGTTAATATATAAATATCTTACAACGGTATACAATGGTTGTCAAGTAGATATTTTGATTATCTTTTGGGTCTTGATATAATAGTATTGCTTATTATTTAACACACCAAAAAACTATGACCAGAGATAAATTCACAAAAAAATCAATTGCTAAAATCCGAGGGGAAACGCCTAAAACAAAAATCAGGTCCTTTGAAGATATTGAAAAAGATATAGCCGATGAAGACAACACACCCGACACCCAAGACACCCAAGACACCCAAGACACCCAAGACACTCGCCTGGATCAATTTGCTTTACTGGTAACAGATATATTAAGCAAACTGCTTGGATCGGCTGGCATGATGAGGTATCGCAAGGACTTTATCGACAATGTAAAAGAAATTATGCAAGGTGATGATAAAAATACTAAAAAACAGGCTTGACCCGCTTATTAGCGGACTTCTAAGCGATTATTATTTAAGAGGTGGTGTATCATCTACCCCCATTTTAAGCCTATGAGAAAAAAGACTAGACCGCGCACCCGACAGATCATAAAGGAACGTCTTGCAATTGGCCAAAGCTATAAAGAATCTATCAAGGGGACGGGCATTGCTAGTCAATCAACGGCTGGTGTCATTGCAAAGCAGGATAAGGAGGAAATCGTATTAATGCGTAAAGCATATATCGCTATGATAGAGCAAAACGGTGCTGGTGACTCAGAAAGGGCGGAACAATGGGGCAAAATGACGAAAGCAAACAAATTACACGGTAAGTCAGGCAAAAAGGAAGCTGATTGGTCTGCTCGTGAGAAGGCTTTAAAGTATGTAGACAAGCTTAAAGGCTTATCAAGTGATAGTGGAAACAAGACACAAGTAAACTTTTTCAACCAATCAAAAACTGGTGAAAGTGATTTTGTTAATTAGTAATTATTATGCAAGGTGATTGATTACAAAGGCTTTATACAAAAGTATTTTAGGATAAAAAGTATTGAGGGTAAGATAGTACCCTTTATATTTAACAGTACACAGAATATGTACTATGACCAGCTATTAAAAGACTATCCAACTCTTGAGGGCATACGGGAAAATGATTTAAAGGCTAGACGTGAGGGCTTTAGCTCCTTTTGGGAAGCTATATTCACTACAGATTTCATACTCGGTACACTTGGACTAGCACCCATCATATCGGGTCAAGTGATTAGTCATAAGATGGAAGAGGTCAAACCCCATTTCCAACGTATCAGTATGTTTTTAGATTCTTATCTAGCTAGAAAAAGTCTTGAACGGTCGTTTTTCCTAGATGTAGACAATAGGTCAAGTTACATGAAGTCTAGGACGGGTCTAGAGTTGTTTGTTGGATCGGCTGGATCAAAGGTGCTTGGGCGTGGTGGCGATACACAGAATCTACTATGGACGGAGATAGCGTTTTACCCAAATACACCAATCATAAACGCTGAAGACTTGGTAACGGGTGCAGAACAACAAGTGCCAATGGGTAAAGGTAAGATTGTTAGAGAGTCGACTGGAAACGTTGTCGGTGACTTTTTCTATAGTGAGTGGAATCGAGGGGACGAGAGACAGTCAAACTTTAGGTCTAGATTCTTTCCTTGGTTCATACATAAGAGTTATCGGGTAAAGTGTCCACCAGCATTTAAGTTTTTACCCAATGAGATAGAGTTAAGACGGACCTATGATGTAGACTCCGATCAACTGTATTGGTATCACTTGAAGATGACGGAGTTTAAGGACATAAACAAAGGTAGACGAGAATACCCCTCATGTGTACTGGACAGTTTCTTGACGAGTGGGTCATGTTTCTTTGATCTACCAACTTTAAAATGGTATCTAGACAATGTTAAACCGCCTATCCATACGGGTTTGTTAGCACCTAGTGGAGTATTTATTTAATTATGTATAGTCTATATAGAAAACTAGACAAAAAAGAAATACTGGTCATATTCGTAGATCCTGCCGAGGGTGGAGATTTTTCTGCAATGGTGGCAATGTCTAAAAAATACCTAGATATACCAATGGTATACCACGCAAAGACTGCCGATACTACCAGCGATATCGGCTCGGCACGGTTGGGCAATGAAGCCAGCAAGATGGGCAAGTACATACAAAAGATGACTGGCTTATATCCCTACATAGCCGTAGAGAGGAACACGGGGCAAGCTACTATTGCTAGATTGTTAGAACTGGAATACCCCCGAATATGGCGGATGAAGAGTTTTGACTTATTGGAACAAAAAGAAGAGGAACGGTTTGGCTGGACAACTAACAAGAAAACAAGACCAAAGATGCTGGACGAATGGGCGGAGGCTTTAGTCAAACGGGAAGTAATTGTATACGATGAGGGTATAATAAAGGAACATTTATCATTTATCAGACCAGAAAAGAAACCAAACCATCCAGAGGCTATAACTGGAAAGCATGACGATTTGGTGATTTGTTGTTCGGGTGCATTCCAAGTGGTGCAAACCATACCAAACCGCATCATGGATAAGATAGTCAAGCCGATTCAGGTCTGGTCAGACAATTTTGCAAAGTTATATCGATAAATTTTAATAAAATCATGCCAAGATTAGCGGGATTTAAACATTCAGAAGAAACAAAGAGAAAAATAAGTGAAAATAATGCTAGGCATTGGTTGGGAAAACACCACTTAGAGGAGACCAAACAAAAGATAAGTACATCTAAAAAGGGTGTAAAAATGTCTTTAAGGGCTAAAAAAAACATGAGTGAAGCAAGAAAAAAAGAATGGGCAGAAGGCAAAAGAAATCGAGAAGCCGTAAGAAATATGGCAAAAAGGTTTGATAATAGTGGAAGTAAGCGTTCTGAGGAGGTAAAGGAAAAAATGAGTAAAGTTGCTAAAGAAAAAGGTTTTGGTCAATGGATGATGGGTAAAAAGTTATCTAAAGAAACTAAGGAGAAAATGAGTAAGGTGAAGAGTGGTAAGTTGCCAAAAAATATTAAACTATTTACTGAAAAAGGAAAGGCAACGAGACTTAAGAGGGGTATAAGGCAAAAAAAATTACTTGCTCTGTCTCTTAAAAAACAAGCAATATCCAAAGGTCCAACTTCAATAGAAAAAAAACTCTATGAAGAGTTAAAAACTAGAGGCCTTTTATTCGAGAAGCAAAGACTTATTAATGGTAGATTTTTAGTAGACGCCTATATCCCCAACTTAAACCTAGTTATAGAAGCAGACGGAGACTACTGGCATTCTTTACCTAAAAGTATTGAGAAAGATAAGATTAAAAATACGTATCTTTTGGAGCGTGGTTATAATCTATTAAGACTAACAGGAACAGAGATTAATAATGGTAGTTTTAAAAAAAAATTATCAATTTGTATGGCTAATTAAAAATGGTTTTTATAGATAAATTAAAAAAAATTCATCCTACTCTATATGGTATTCATAAGTTTATTATCGATGCTAAAAAACTAGGTTATGGTTCTATTGAGTTTGATGTTTCTACCCATGACTATAAAGCCAAAATGGTAACTATGAAGGCTGTTAAGCCAAAGAAAAAGACAATAGGCAAGAGTATGACAAAAAGAATAATGATAAAATAAATTGTACATTAACGGTTGAGTAGTGGAGTCGAGTTTAAAGGAGTTTAGTTATGTCAAAAAAAAATAGTCTGCCAACGACAGAAGCAAGTGAGTTATCCTCACTTAGTCGATGGCAAGGTAAGTTTAGTTATATGGAAGGTCAACTGTTGACAATTGTTGATGCGTCTATCAACGACAACGTTCAAAGGGATGCAATGAAGTCTCTTATGAGGAATGTCCTTTGGGATTCAAGAAGAACACTTGAAATGTCAGTAAAAGATGAACCGATAGTAACCGCTGGTTTGGTAAAGTAATTTATTAATTGTCGGCTCCACTACTTAGGTGTTAAAATAATTAAATATATGTCTATTCTTAACAACCCTATACGTAAAACAGTTACTCCTTCCTCTGGTTCAGTTTCAGAAACCTTTTCAACACACGGCCTGTGTCACCAAATCCTGGTTAAACCGTCAACAGCTTCCACACAATACGATGTTTCTATTTTAAATAGTGATAGTGTTACTGTCTTTAAACGGTCTGACGAAGAGGCTACGTTTAACGAGCTGATGATTTTACCTTTATCTGGTATCTATACTATTACTATAGATAACGCTACAGTAGATGAAGAGTTTATTATATTAGTAATTGTAAGGAATTCATGAAAAAATTAAGACACAGGCTAAAATTGATTTGGTTAAAAAGGAAGTGGGTCATCCAAAGCGTCTTCAATACAAAAGGATTTTTGAGAGCTAGAGACTTGTTGGAACTGGAGAAGAGTGTAAAAAAGATGTATCATAAGGCAAAAAGAGAGGATAACAAAAAAGAACTGCTTAGATCGGCAGGTCGGCTGGAAATTATTAAGTGGTTGAAGGATGTATGAGTGGAGAAGGCGGACAAAGAGTAAACTTATCTTTATGGAACGCTACTACTAAAACGTGGGAAAAGTGGGATGGTGTTTTAAGTACAGGTGATATTGAGATAGGTGCGGTGGAAATAAAGGACCACGATGGGTCGGACCGGGTGGAGGTTACTAGTAGAAATGCAATGAAGGTAGTTGGTGATGCCCCATCTGGCAGAAACGGTGGACCAGTTACAATTGGCACATCGGCTGTGGAAATAACATTTACGGGAGCCACTAAGGCAATTACTATTAAGTCGGCTTCTACTAATACTGGTTTAATTTGGTTTGGACCTAGTAACATTACGAATACTGGTGCAAATGCAGAGGGAGAATTAACGGCAGATTCGGCAGTAACTATACCTTTGGATGATGCTTCGAGTGCTGTTTATTGTGTTAGCGATACAGCTAGTCAAAAAGTTTATAAAGTTGCTTTAACATAATTATGGAGAGAGGCGTAGAATACATGCCACCAGGAGTAGGGTTTTTAAACGGTGAATTTGTCAATATCACTGGCGACACGATGACTGGTGATTTAACTATGAATGGTGGAAATATAGTTATGACTGGAACTGAAACAGTTGACGGTATAGACATTTCAGCTTTTATTGACCAAGATGTTTCAAGTGGCTCTACTCCTACTCTTACAGGAACAAATTTTACTGGTATTCCTGATAGTGCATTAGATTTAGACTATGTTGAAGTCACAGGCGACACAATGATCGGTACAAACTCCACCACCTTCTTTCAAATACAACAGGCAGACAATACCGTAGTCTTTAATGTAGATACGACTAATGCACAAACAATATTTAATGGAGTTGTAGATAAGGACGCAATCGTTCTTAAAGACGGCTCAACTAAGAGAGCTTCGCTATTGTGGGGAACTAATACTGTTACCCTAGATATATTTAGTGAAGAACCAACTAATAAAATAACTAATGGAACTTTTGAAACTGATTTAACAGGCTGGGATATTGGTAACACAGAAGAAAACAACGCCAATGGAGATTGGATATTAGTACCTGGAGACCCAGACTTTGGTACAGGTGGCGCTTTCTACGCCATGAAGTATGAGGCTAAATATGACTCTAGTGGTGACGGACAAGGTAATACAGCCGTTGAGGCTAGTGCCGTAGCTAATTCTGGTTTGGGGCTGGACTATCGTGATCTAACTTTTGATAGTGCTAAGGTCGTTTCTACCGCTAACGGGGCTCCAATTGTCCACATTACCCAAACCCAAGCTATTAGTGCTTGCCCAACCGGCTACCATTTAATTACCAATGATGAATGGATGACTATTGCTCGTAATGTAGAAGCTCAAACAGCCAACTGGGCTGATGGCGTGATTGGTTCCACAGTAGCCGCTGGAGGCGGTTTATACCGGGGTAATGTGGGTGAAGCCACTAGTGTTGGTTACAACGCTAGTACTGATCCGGATTATGGCACCGGCAGAGATGAAAAAGCTAAGCTAGTTTTAAGCAATGGGAATGAAGTTTGGGATCTTTCCGGTAATGTTTGGCATTGGACTGCTGGGACTATTATGGGGGTGGATAAGCCGGTGGGCAATCCCAGTGCTTGGGTGGAATGGACCACGGTCACAGATTTTAATGGCACCGGGGCTGGTAATGGTGATAGTGATGATTATTTGCCCAGCAACAATACTTGGAATGCTGATCACGGTGTAGGGCGCTACTATCAAGGTTCCGCCAGCGGCGGTCCTTATGCGTTCCGTCGGGGCGCGAATTGGGCTGATACGGCTACTGCGGGTGTGTTTGCCGTTAATTTGCATAATACGCCAGCTACTCAGTACTACCATATTGGGTTTCGGTGCGCCAGTGATCACGTAGACCTCTCTCACTCTACTTCTATTAAATACTCTGGTACTTCATCTATGAAAATAGTTAATAGTAGCCCTATAGATACTAGAATAGTGCAGTCGGCTAATGTGGGAGATACTTCTACCTATACTTTGATTGCTTATGCTTATACGGATGGTAGTGCGGTTACTTTGGCAGATTTAGAATTATGGTATGACAGTGCTGTTCTCTCAACAAGTTACACTAGCGTTGGTGGTGGCTGGTATAGATTATCAGGAACGCTAACAGGAGTAGCATCTAGCAAAAGTTACGGAGTACAAATAAAAGCAGTAAAAACTGTTTATGTTGATAATATATCGCTACAAGCAGGTGTTGGAACTACCCAAACTTTTAATGTTAAAAACTCTGGAACTGGAACAGTCCAAACTGATTTTGAAGATACTGTAACTTTTAATGATGCAACTGGTACTAATAAGGCAATTGTTGTTAAAGCTCATGCTACTCAGGTAGCTAACCTTCAAGAATGGCAGAATAGTGCTGGAACAGCTTTAACAGTGGTAGATAAAGATGGAAACGTCGGCATCGGGGTTACAGACCCAGATACTAAACTAGAGATATTTAAAGCAGGTAACCAATTAAAGTTAAGCTTTGACGCTACAGACAACGCTATCTTTGCAGTAGATACTAATGGTGACCTCACCATAAGCCCCAGCGGAAGCAATTTTATTATTCCTGACGCTAAGAACATTGTCTTAAATACAACCACGGGTACTAAAATCGGTACGGCGACAGGACAGAAACTAGCTTTTTATGGTTCAACTCCTATTGTTCAGGCGGTTTTAGCAACAGGTGCAGGAGCGACGGTAGACAATGTGATTACTGCTTTACAAAATTTAGGATTGGTTAAACAAAGTTAATAGTTTATAATACAATTATGCCAACATACACACCAACATTCACTATAAGCGATGACCAGATGGAAAAGATTACAGATTACCTCTCGTATCAAGCAGAGGTAGTAGATCCAGAGAATGAGGGAGAGATGATCCCAAACCCACAGGGTAGATCAAAGTTCTTACTAGGTAAGGTTAAAGAGCATTTAAGGAATTGCTACAGGGCACAAGTAGCTAAAGAATTTGACAAAGACAAGGCTACAGCTATGGATACAGCCGACACAGATCTTGAAACACTAGACGTAAGTTAGTTGATAAAAAACACCAAAAGAAGTAATATTATCTTACCTACTTTACTAAAAGCGGTATAACTTTATAGTTAACCCGTTTTTATGGCCGAAGAAGAAAAAACACCAAGTAGTATTTATAAACCATCACAAAGAATACAAAAGAGGTTGAGTGCGAGCTATGATCGTTTTGAAAAGGCTAGAGACGGTAGAGAATATGTAGACAAGAATTGGGAAGGATTTGAAAAGCAATGGGAAGGATATTTTTCTGATGAACTAATGGATTCAGATAGAGATGGTGAAGGAGAATATAGATCTAATGTATGGGTTCCAATGACGTACTGGCTAACTATGTCGGCTATGTCTGAATATATCCAGCAAAATCCAACAATTATGCTCTTACCTCGTGGAAACGAAGACGTGCCATTTGCAGATATTATGAAAGAAATTGCAAATTTCTCTATGGACAAAGGTGATTTTTTGATAGAAATGTATAAAGCTTTTTTAGATGCTTCTATTTTTGGTACAGCTCCTATATATGAATACTATAAATGTGAAAGCAGAGTCATAAAAGAATTGTCTGAATATAATCCAAAGACAATGGAGTATAAATACAAGAAAAAGAAGATAAGTACATTTAATGACGTATATGCGGAAGAATTTTCACCCTATCATTTTTATCCAGAACCTCATTGTGAAAGCATGAACAAGTGTAATTATGCTTTTAGAAAGTTTATTTTTAACAAAGACGATTTTCATTCCTTATATGATAAGAAATTTGCAGATGCTAAGTATGTAATGCCAAGTCAAGATCATTTATCAAATGATCCAGAGTGGAATTGGTGGGACACAACGGGTATGTCTTACTTAAAAGAAAATCAGATAGAGGTTTTGTGGGAGTGGAATAAGACTAAGGACCAAATGAACGTCCTGGCTAATGGTGTATTGCTTACGAAGCCAGATATGCCCATTCCTTACAAACATAAAGAGATACCAATTGCTGTCATAACTTCAACCAAGAGACCACATAGGATATGGGGTAAGGGAATGTGTGAGGTATTGGAGAAATTACAGTATGAAAGAAATGTAGTTAGAAATATAGCCTTAGATCAAGCTAGACTTAATATCTTAAAGGTATTTTTCATAAATCCAGAAGCAGGTTTAACAGACGATCAGTTGAAACTTAAGCCAGGTATGGCTATTCCTGTTCAGGGAGATCCTAGAAAGGCTGTTTACCCATTAGAATATTCTGGTATAAAAGCTGATAGATATAAAGAAGAAGAAATGATGGAGGCTGATGGTACAAAAGCAACTGGTATATCTCCAGAGATAACTGGGATTCCAGAAGCAGACACGCTTGGGCAAGCAGAGATGATGCACGAGTCTCTACTCAAGAGAATAAGACTTCAGATGACAATAGCCTATGAAGAAGGTTTAACAAGGTTAGGGAGGCTAAGAGTGGCTAACATAAAGCAATTCTATAAGAACCCAATTAAGGTTGAGAAAGTCATAGGAGAGGATGGGGCTGAGGCAATTGTTAAGAAATATAGAACAATAAGAATGAAAGATAAAGCTTTGGCTATGAATGAACAAACGGGTCAATACTATATGCAGGATGATTTTAAAGGATTTTCATTCTTCCAAACAATTCCTGATTTATTTAGAGATTCTGAAAATGAAAGATTCTATGATTTTGATATAAAAGTAGATCCTCAGTCTGGTATAAAGATGTCTAAAGGTTTAGAGCAAGAAAGAGAAAAGGCGTTCTATGAGACATTTGTCGGAGATCCAGATGTAGATCAGAGAAAACTTAAGGCTAATTTTATGGAAAGTTTAGACAAAAATCCAGATGATCTACTAATAAAAGAAGAGACACAATTACCACTGACACCAGAAGTGGGTGGGGGAGGCGTTGATCCTTTGAGTAACAGTCCAGTTGCTCATCCCCCATCTGCTCCTGTTGTTAATGGTAGAATATAATTAATTTAAAATGCCAACGGGAGTTTATAAAAGAACAGCTATTTTTAAAAAAGCTACTAAAATAATAGATTACAGATTTAAAAAAGTTAGAAAATACTATGAATGCTGAAAACCTGAAACACAACTCTATTTTCTTATCTCTTAAAAAGGATGAGAAGGCTCAAGAAGCTGCTGTCAGTTTGGGAAAATTAGAGGAGTGGAAAACGGTTAAGAGATTTGTGATGGAACTAAAACAGTTATTACTGGAAACAGCCTTTGAAACAGACAGCTTAAAAGAGATGCAAAAGTTTAAGAATTTGATAAGAGGTATGGAGAGTATCGTATTATTGCCAAGGTTGGTTGATTTGGTTAAATCAGAAGAGAAGAAAGAAAAAACAAAAAAGAAAGTAGATGAAGAAGAAGCCAAGAGAAGGAAGTTTGCACCAGGAGCCTTTGTAAGAGACACTATTGATAAATTTAAGAAGTAGTTTACCCCATTGACATTTTTACTTATTCTGTTAAATTAAAGTAACTGGACTAGAAACTCTGAAAGGAGTGGATAAGTCCATTTTTTTATTTAACATACAGTTCCCGAAAAAAGGTAACTAAGAGAGCAAGGCTCTTACCCTATATGACAACAAAAAATAAGGAAGACGAGACCGCCAAAATGGCTAACGCCTCAGAAACCATTAAAGAAGATTCTAGCTCCGAAGAGGAAAACCTAGATGAATCCAAAGATTCAAAAGTTGAATCAACAGAAGATAAAGCTTCTGATTACTTAGATGAATCAAAAGAACCGAAAGGCGAAGTTGATTATGAAAAGCGATACAGTGATTCGACCAGAGAATACCAGAAACTTAAGACAGATAGCGATAAATTGTCTTTAGCTATGGAGAATCTTGAAAAGTTAGCTAAGATTAATCCACAAATCTCAGCTGAAATAGATAAAGCTCGAAAGGGTGAGTCTACTAATCAAGATTCAGGCACATTAGCACAACAGCAGATAGACAAGGCTTTAGAACCTGTCAATGAGATCGTAAAAGGCTTTGAAGAGAGAGAGAGAAAAGCAAAACTAGGAGTTTTGTCCTCTTTTGAAGATAAGCATCCAGATTTGTTTTCTACAAAGACAACAAAGAAGGAAAGATCCGCTATTAGACAGAAAATTGGCAAAGTTGCCAGAACCTTGGAAGAAACTGGGATGAGTTATAAGCAAGCCGTTGACAGAGCTTATTTAACAATAGACCCTAAAGCTGCGATACAAGAAGGTAAAGACGAAGCCTATCTTGAGAGACTAGACGCAAATCAAGCTGGTTTTTCAAGCCAGTCTTCAACCGAAGGTAAAAAATCGGGGAAGCCTAAGTATTCCCAAGCCGAATTGGAGGCAGGGAAGAAATTTGGAGACAAATATTATAAATCTATGAAAGAGGAAAACTAAAAATGAGAGGAGCAACAATAAAATCTAAACCAGAAAGGTCCGAAATATTACCTATCCTGATGGATGATTCCGCAACAATCGTAATAGGAGATATGGTAACTGTCAATAGTGACGGTCACGTAGCTTTAATAACCAGTTCTGATGAAAAAATTGCTGGTATAGCTGTCGGTTTTGTAGATAGAAATGGTAAACATGTAACTTTTGATACTGGATATTTAGACAGGGTAACTGCCGAGTCAGACAACACTACTGTTGATTATGTACGTGTTTTAGTTGATGTTGGTAGAGAAATCCGATTCCAAATGGATGGAGATGCTAGTCTTGCTCAAACCAACCTTTTCCAATATTTTGACCTAAACAACTCTTATCAAGTTGACGTAGGGGACGCTTCAGACAGTAATGGAGCAGTTCAGCTTATTAAATTAGATCCAGAAGGAGTGAGCGATGCCTCAATGGGACTGTATAGAATTGCAGATCACCAATTAGGTAGTCTAGACTCATAAAAATATGTTAACAAGAACTTCATTACAACCTTTATTAGATGTAGATCAACCTCTAAGAAAAGTATACGAATTAGAATATAAAGACCCAGAAATTGAAATTGCAAAGATTTTTAATGTTGAAAACATGGAGGGTGCGGAAGCCAAGGACATAACGTCTCATGGTGTCGGTGCACTTGAAGATGTCGGAGAAGGTGGAAGTGTACCTTATGCTGATCCAGGTCTCGGTTATTCAACAACCTATGCTTACAGAATATTTAAGAAAGGTATTCAGATAACCAAACAAATGGCTCAAGATAATAAATATCGTGAGATGAAAGACATGATGAAATGGTTGGCACAAAGAGCCTCTTATGATCCTGTCAGTTATGCTTACGGATTATTTAATAACGCTTTTACTGCTAATCCATCTGGTTATGCAAATTACAATAATGGTGCTTTAGCTCTTGCTTCTGCTGCACAAACTTACGAGAATGGTGATACTGGTAGTCAGTCTAACTATTCAACTAATAAACTTAATTATGATAATTATGAAGCTGCTCAAGTAGCAATGACCGAACAAAAAGCTGGTCATGGAACTTTACTTGAATTTACAGGTAAGCACACTTTACTAGTACCTCCAGCACTTAAGAGAGAGGCTCTAGAGATTACGCAATCGGAATTAGACCCAGATACAGCTGAAAATGCAATCAATGTATATAAAGGAAACTCAACAGTAGTTGTCTGTCCTTATATCTCAGCTGCTGCTGGTGGTTCTGATACTGCTTGGTTCCTTTTAGCTAACGGACACAAGATAAACTTCTTCTGGAGAAACAAGCCTAGCTTTGATAGTGAGCTCGTTTTTGACACAGGAGTTTCTAAGTACAAAGTCGAAGTAGAATATGAAGCTGGTTTCTCGGATTGGAGAGCCACATATTGTGCAGACGGTACAGTTTAAATAACAAACATTAATTAACAATTTAAAAAAGGGGTGTCTGAGAGGTTAACTTCCTCTTGGATGGAATCTTAAACGAAATATGTCTAGTGGAAAAATAACAAGATTTCAAAACAACGTCAGAATAGACGGTGATTTGGATCTATCAAATTCGACAGGAAGCCTGACAGTTTCATCTCTAAGTTCTGCTCCTAGTTCTCCTACAGTTGGACAGAGTTACTACGACTCAACTTTGGGGAAGTATAGGATATATCAGATTTCGGGATGGAGTAACATTGATGGCTCAGCTGCAGGTTCTTTAGATGCTGCCTATAATGGCGGTGCTGAAATTGCTGTAGACGCAGGTGCGGTTACTTTAACTGATACTCAAACTACTACTGGTGGAAGTCTTTTAATCACCAAAAGTGGTGTAATTGCTAGTACACACGATGCTTCTGTTTTTCACATTAACTCTACTGGTGCTCATAGCACTTCGGGTACAGTCAAATTCTTAGAAATTTCAGTTGGATCAGAAACTATTGGCACGCCAATAGGTATGGAAGTAGAAATGGGTGCAAATACCGACAGTGCTCTTACTGTTACAGTCGGTGCAGTAACTCTTTCAGATGGTGCTTTAACCCTAACTAGCGGTGCTTTAACCTTAACTAGTGGTGGACTTACCATGACTGACGGGGCTTTCACATATACAGCTGGCGATATGACTATGAGTGATGGTTCTCTCTCTATTACAGACGCAGATGCAGCCACAACTCTTACGATTGTAAACGATTCAGTAGCAACAGCAGACTTAGTTAGTATTTCTTCAACAGGAATTACGACTACAGGTGCAATGATGAAAATCAACGCTAATGCGGTTACTCACGATGGAATGATTCTTGAATTAATCTCGGCTGGAGACACGACTGCAACCCCAACTGGAATATCTCTCACAATTGACGATGTAACAACTGGCGAAGCAAAAGGTATTGACGTTGTTATGGCAGGAGCTACGACTACAGCTAAAGGCATTTCTGTTACTATGGATGCCCTTACTACAGGCGATATGCTTTACTTGGATAATGGGGGTGGAAGTATAACTGGAGATGGAAAATACATTAATTGTAACGATGACGATACTTCAGATTTCTCGGTGGGAGTAGCTGGTTTAACAACTATTACTGGTAGCTCTTCTGGAACCGACGCTTTGGTTTTAACTGCAGGCGACATTCTTTTGTCATCTGGACATATAGATATGACCGTTGGTGACTTAACATTAGTTGATGGTTCGGTAAATATTACAGATGCAGATAACGCAGGTTCATTAGTAGTAGTCAATAATACTCTTACGACTGGAGACTTAGTTGATATTAGCAGCACATCAGTTTCCACAACTGGAGCGATGATGAAGATAAACGCTAATGCAGCTACCCATGATGGAATGATCTTGGAATTGGTTTCAGCAGGCGACACAACTTCAACTCCAACAGGATTAGATATAGTAATAGATTCAGTTACGACTGGAACAGCTATAGGTGTCGAGGTAACAATGGCAGCAGCCACAACTGGACCAAAAGGTATTTTAGTCAGAATGGATGCTTTGACCACGGGTGACATGCTTTATCTAGACAATGGCGGTGCAACAATGACCGAAGGAAATGGTAATTACATTAATTGTAATGATGATGATACTGCACAATTTACCGTTCAAAGATACGGTGAAACCACGATTGCTGGTAAAGCAGCTGGAACCGCAGCCTTAACTCTAGATTTAGGTGATATCGTTCTTACTGACACTGACACAACAACTATTACTTCTGTAAATGGTACTGGAAGTATCGTAGAGATAATTTCAGGTGGAATAATTGGTGCTGACAAAGCTTGTCTAGAAATAGATGCAGCTGGTGCATTAAATGCTGACGGCTCATTACTTAGACTAAGTGCTGAAGGTGTAACTGCAACTAATAGTCCATCTGCCATGCAGATAGATTGTGCAGCTTTGGATATGACAGCTATTAATATAGTATCTGCTCCAACCACAAATTCAGCTTTTGTTGCTACAACCACTGGTGTCTTAGCTGCTGATAAGGCAGTAATGGAACTAGTCTCTAATGCTTCAGCTTGTAATGCAGATAGTGCGGTACTTAGGATAGAACAAACACACACGACAGGTGTAGCCACATGTATGGCTCTTAAACAAGATGATGTAAATATTCCATTTGTCACTTTTGAAGCTACTGTTGGTACTGGTAATGCTATTGAAGCCGTTGCTGCTAAATCGCTTACAACTACACACTTTGTAATGGTTGATATTGAGGGTACGGGCCCATTATATCTTCAGGTCGGTACAATTGCCTAGACCAACTAACATAATTTTGTTAAAATATATCAATTAATATTTATGGGGTGGACCTTGTTTGAGATATTGTTCCAAAGGGACGATTGTGTTATTCTCAATACATGGGTCTCACAAAAAAAGTACTTTCACAACTTTATAGCGAAGAAAAAAAATCTTTAAGAGAAATAGCTCTAATAGTTGGAGTTAATCCCAGAACGGTAGGAAGATGGCTTAAAAAGTATAAAATTAAGTCAAGGCTGAGAGACCAGTGGGGAAAGAATAACTCTAGATGGAAAGGGGGGAGACACTTTAAAAAAGGTTATATTCTTTTAAAACGTGTTGAACATCCGAATGCTCAGGTAGATGGATATATTTTTGAACATCGTTTGGTTATGGAGAAACATATTGGGAGATATTTAGAAAAAAATGAGATAGTTCATCATATGAATGGAATTAAAGATGATAATAGAATAGATAATTTAAAAATTGTTCAGACTAAAAACAATCGTGGAAAAATAGAATGTCCCTTTTGTCATAAAACTTTTTTGATTCGTTAAGGTTGTTAAATAAGTATTTTAAATGTATAATTTTATGGAGACGACCCTTGCAGTTGTCTCCGCTCAATATTATTTAAAAATTAAACAAAAAAATGAAACTAACGATACTAGAAAGAATACTTTTACTACAAATCTTACCAACAGAAGGTGATCTTATTACCTTAAAAGTTATTCGTGATTTACAAAACGTTCTCGGTTTTTCAGAAGCTGATTACAAGAAATACAAGATTGAGCAAGAAAATGGACAAATTACTTGGAACATAGAGGAAGGAAGAAAAGAAGTTGAATTGAAAGTTGGGGAAAAAGCACAAGACATCATAAAAGAGTCCTTTCAAAAACTAGATAAAGAAAAGAAACTTGAAGCTAAACACATTAACCTTTATGAAAGATTCGTGAAATGAAAAATGAAGACGCTTTGAATATAGATAGTTATGCCGTTGTAAAATCTGCTCCCACTGCTTTTGCTGGTGGAACCACTAATGCTAGAGGGGACTCGGCTGGTACAGGTGCTTCACATACTCTTTTTACTGTTACTGGTGATGTATCCGTTATACTTATGCCTGTTTGTACTGTTGATCTTGCTGGAAGTGGAAAACTAGAAGTTGGTGTTGTTGGAAATTTGGCAGGAATAGTAGCAGAGACTACTGCTACGGATATAGACGCTAATGATATTTGGACTGCTGCTGCACCTGCAGATGCTGGTGTAGTTGCTTTTGGTTCTTTAGTTGGACCTTTTGCTGTCGTTAATGGATTGGATATTATTGAGACGACTACGACTGCCGACATAACATCTGGTCAAATATATTACCAGTGCTTATGGCGACCAATTAGTTTAGACGGGAAAGTTGTGAAGGCTTAGAATGTCTTGGACAGACGAAACTAATCCAACCAGTGATTGGAACGATAAGGACAATCCTGGAACCTCTTATTTACTTATGGAGGATGGTGGACTTTTGCTTTTGGAAACGGGTGGAAAAATCATATTAGAACCACCAGAGGACAGTGAGTGGAATAACACGTCTAAACCAAGTGATACTTGGGGTGATATAGCAAAACCAAGTGATTCCTGGAATGATGTAACTAAACCAAGCGATTCGTGGTCCGATGCGTGATATAATTTAGTATTAATAGCTTCTCGTGCAAGGAGAGGGGAATTTGCACAATGGTAAATAAAATTTGTTTAAACTGTAAAACTTCTTTTAAAGGAATAAATAATAGAAAGTTTTGTTCTCAAAAATGTTTTGGTCTTTTTAATGGATTTAAAAAAGGTGATTCTCCTTGGAATAAAGGAAAAAAAACAACATATAAACACGGGAGCGGTTGGAAATTATCTAAAAAAGCCCTTAAAAATCACCATTTCCCTACCAAAGAAGAATGTTCATATTGGAAAGGCAAGATTTTTACCGAAGAACATAGAAGTCATATAAGTGAGTCTCTTATAGGAAAAGAGGTATCTAAAGAAACTAGACAAAGGATGAGTGTGGCTAAAACTGGTTGTGCTTCTTGGTTTAAGGGAAAAAAACGTAAACCATTTTCTAAAGAACATAAAAGAAAATTAAGCGAGTATCAAAAAGAAAACCTAAGGAGTAAAGATTATTACCAAAAAATTGGTTTACTTGGGGTAAAAAAACAACAAGACGCAAAAGAGCCTACCTCAATAGAGAAGAAACTCTACGAAGAACTTAAAAATAGGGGTATCTTATTCGAGAAGCAAAGATTAATTAATGGGAAATTCTTAGTAGATGCCTATATCCCTTCTCTTAATTTAGTAATAGAAGCAGATGGAGACTATTGGCATTCTTTAAATAGAGTAAAAAAACACGATAAAGCTAAAAACGCTTATCTGACTAAGTGTGGTTATAGTCTACTAAGAATAACTGGTACAGAAATAAGAGATGATACTTTTAAGTTAAAATTAGATGAGGAGATAAATTAAATGTCAAACAAAAAAACAACGAAACTTGACGAACTAAGTACACTTGCTTCCACTGATTTGATAATAGGAATAGATGATGTTTCTGGTACGCCCACTACTACAAAAGTTGAAATTGATACTTTAGATGATTACCTCTCAGCTAGCGAGAAAACTTTAACCAATAAAACCTTAACAAGCCCAAAGATTAATGAAGATGTGGCTGTCACTTCTACGGCCACAGAAATAAATGTATTAGACGGTATACCAACAACTCTTACAAAAACAGAGCTTGGTTATGTAGATGGTGTTACCTCAGCTATCCAAACCCAAATGAACCTAAAAGCTCCCTTAGCTTCTCCAACCTTTACAGGTACAGTCGTTTTGCCGAATAGCCAGATACTTACTACACCAGTATTAAATACAAGTTTTTCGGGTACTGCTAAAGCCACAGGTGCAGAAATAAACACAGGTACAGAAGACGCAAAGATAGTTACACCTAAAGCAATAGCAGATAGTTGGATAGAATCAGGGTGGATACCAGCTAGAGAGGATTGGGTTTATGCTTCGGCGACTACAATTACAGTTCCCGCAGGTGCGACTAGTAAATATCAAAAAGGCGACAAGATAAGACTGGTTCAATCCGCCGCTTGGAAGTATTTTTACATTACCGCAGTGGCAAGTACTCTTTTAACTGTTACTGGAGGTTCAAGTTACACAGTTGCTGACTCGGCAATTACCGAAAATGCTTATTCTCATGCTGAAAGCCCAATGGGTTTTCCGTTGTATTTTAATTATGCACTTGCTTGGACTGGCTCTACGACTAACCCTGTTATTGGAAATGGGACTATTACTGGTCGGTTTACAATAATACGGAATATGTGTTATGTAAATGGGTATGTTATGATGGGAAGTACTACTACTTTTGGGACAGGTAGTTACCATTTTTCACTTCCCATAACACAAGCCTCTACTGTTTATGGAATATTAGGTAATATGTGGGCAATTAGATCAGGAGTAGCACACTACAATCTTTACCTTGGATTTCAAGCAGGGACGACTTTGATGTTTATAAATCAAGTAGATAATGTTTTTTTGTCCCCTACTACTCCTAATACTTGGGTTAATGCTGACCACTTTGCATTTAACGTAATTTATCAAATCTAAATATGACCTTACTAATTACTAAACAATTATGAACCTAACAAACATAAAACTAGATATACAAGATAATTTAGGAATAACACTTAGCACTACCAGCCGTGTTTCGACGACCTCTGTTGAAAGATGGGTCAACATTGACTATAGATCCGCCCAAAGTAAATTAGCCAATGCTAACGTAAATTACTATCAAGGAGAAATCCAAACCCTAGATATAGAGGATGGTATAGACAAGTATCAACTACCTACAAAATTCCTAGCCATGAAGAGGATGGAGATACAATATGAAGACGATGTGGATAAAGTTAGAGTAACTCCTGCTGATATAAATGATATTCAGAACACAGTAAACCCAGAGAGTGATCCTTGGAGTAAAGAAAATCCTTTTTATGCTATTTGGGAAAACGACTTTTATATAAAAGCTGTTCCAGACAGTGACAGTTCTGCTTGGACGACAGACTCAGGAGAAGCAATCAAGTTATGGTTTGTAGAAATGCAAGATGACCTATCAGGTGGTACAGATATTCCTTCCTTACCAGAGGCTTTTCACCACATACTTGCTTATGGAGCAACCGCCAAAGGCTTTAGAAAACTAAGAAAATTTACAGAGGCTAGAGAATACGAGGCACTACTTAGAGACGGTTTCTTAAATATGATATCTGAAAACACTTATAAAGATAAGACCAAACCGATGGGCTTCTCTATTTCTAGAGGATCAACCAATCGTTCTGGAATTATAAGGCCTTAATATGTTAACAAGACGTTTTAATTTCTCTGGTGGTTGT